GTATAAAAACCAAAGACACTTAAAACTAATAAGGTTTTTCGTGAAGCCGTTTCTTCAATTTAGAAAATGAAAGGGTTTCTATCTGCTTTACTCTCGCAAAAGAGATATGCAATCGATCCGCTATCTGTCTGAGGGTCATTGGTTTCTGATCATTATTATAGATAGCTATCAAGGTACAATTCTTATCGTCCTTATAATCAATCCACATCCGACATTCTTTTGCTTCACAACATTTTCCATCCTTACATTTCCTCGCGCATTCAGTTAGGCCATCAAAGTTTTTCATAAATCAGGGTGCTCCATTTCGATCAAATCGAAGATGTTATCTATGTCGCCCTCGTTCAACCCCAGGTCACTCACCAATTGCTCACCCTTGTCTCTTAACTTCTTATCTTTTTTCCTTGTGCGCTTGGGTGTCGGCTTTATAGTCTCGATAAATTGTCTGAACGCAGGATCATCGCTAATGTAAGCAGTGACAATCGCGCGGAATAAATGTGATTGTTTAAAGCCATCTTCTTTGTATTTTAAAATAAACTTGGCATGACGGTGTTCGTTCTCCGTAAAGACGACACGCTTATTGAGTTTGCCATAATCTATTTCATTTTCATCGCTCATCACCACTTCCTAGATAGAATGTGTGTTCTGCTTTCGCTCAAGCCTGATGCGGTCTGTCGAACAAACTGTGCTTTGGCCTGAAGTTCTGTGATTGTTCTTGCCCCAGAATAGGACAGGCCAGAACGAATGCCTCGCTTCAGGTCTTCCAAGATAAGTTTTGCAGATCCACGATATGGTACGCGGGTTGCAACACCCTCGAAAGACGAATACTTCCCACGCCACTCAATTTGAGCTTCTTTACTTGCCATCCCTCGATAAGATTTCCAACGAAGGCCGTCAGGGTCGTTAAACGTTTCGCCTGGTGTTTCTTCTGTTCCTGAAAGTAATGAGCCGATCATTACCGCATCTGCTCCTGCTGCCAAAGCCTTTACTATATCTCCAGAATTCCTGATACCACCATCGGCGATAATCTTTACATCTCTGTCAGTTTGCGCGCACTCAAAGATAGTTTGCAACCCAGGCAACCCGTGACCGGTTTGGATGCGGGTAGAACAAATGGAACCACCCCCGATATTACAACGTACACTATCAGCACCCCAATCCGCTAAATCATTGACGCCTTCAAGGGTTGCAACATTGCCAGCCATAATATGTACGCCATCCCCAAACTCATCTCGGAGAGATTGAAGTGCGTTTTTTACCAGGATGTGGTGGCCGTGGGCTACGTCTACACACAAGAAACCCACACCGGCACCATAAAGCATTTTAGCTCGTTCTAAGTAGTCTCCACTGATACCAATCGCAGCACCGACCAGATCAGAACTATTAGTATTTAAAAGAAATTTTGATAATTCCTCTCTCTGATCCTCCATTGTGTTATAGCGGTGCAATACGGTAGCCCCTCCGCATTCAGACATAGCTGACGCCATCTGATGGCCAGAGACCGTATCCATCGGAGAAGAGATAACAGGCACACTCAAAACAAAATCTTTATTTAGGTTAGCCGAAATATCTATCTCGGATCGCGATATGATATCTGAATACTGCGGCTTCAGCAATACATCATCATATGATAGGGTGAGGTTCATTCTTCTTCCTTCTTCTTTGTTATCTTCTTTTTACGACTAGCAGCTTTACGATAAGACGATGATGTGGTCTTTAGATCTTCTTCGGTAATTGCCTTACCTTCAATCGGTGCGGCTGCTTCTGGCTCTGGTTGTGGCATATATGTCATCGACAACACACGATATGTGTTTTCAGCCACGGACATAGCTTTGGCATGCTCAACCACTTGATCAAAATAAATCTCATCTTTAATGGACGCTAGTGGTGATTCTAGATATGCATCAATAATTGCTTTATGTTCCACTATTTCTGAGCGGATCCTCAACAGTGCTGCTTCCAAAAATTGTTGTCGGGCATTACTCATTCTATTTCTCCTTCTCAATAAAGTTTTTAATATCCCTAGAAAAATACCAGGTCTTCTTGTTTGGTGGGTCAGGGTCTTCTAAAATCCTGATTCGCGAATTCGCGAATCCAGTCTTAACACCGACAATCGTTGGCACCCCGTTTATTTTAATGATAGGATCCAAATCACTCACATCCTCTACATTAAATGCAAAAAAGTGAATGTTCTCTTCCCCGTATGAATCTGCAATATCCACATAATACTCATGCAGTGCAGTGCAGTATTCACAGCCATTAGAATAAAATTTAACAACGCAAAGCGCATGCTCCTCTATTGGTTCTTTGATCAACTTGCGAAGGGCGCGGGCGGAAATCCTATTAACCGGCATCGATCAATGCCTCCAGCCGCTTACGCTCTTTGATAGCGCCGTGACCCTTTCCCAAACGATAATCAAGCGCTCGCAATTGTTGCGCCGATGTCATCTTGTCGCGAGCCTCTTGGCGTTCTGCCGCTGCTGCGCGCACCTCTTCACGACGCTGTTGACCTCTATTGATTCTTCGTTGTCCCATCTAACACCTCCTGTGTTTTTTTAATGCAATTTGGGCAAAATAGTGTGACTGATTCTTGTTGCTCTCGCACGACCACTCTCCAAGAGAATACCATATCTCGATTGGTCTTGTCAAATGATTTCTCGCAAGCAGAACAACTGTCTGGAAGATGACCAAACATCATTAACTTATCTTCCATCGCCTGTTTACTGTCGCCCTTTCGGCGCTTCGCTTCGGCTTCGCGACGTTGTTTACGATTCATCGATTTCTTTCAATCCTTTCTATAGACTTATTAAAATATTCTTCATCTAACTCACAGCCTGTGAATCGTCTATCGGTATTCATCGCAGCTATAGCTGTGGTTGCTGAGCCTGCAAAACAATCGAGTACCAGATCGCCTGGATTAGAATGTTTATTAATTAATTCTTCAAAGAGAGGTAAGCTCTTTTGCGTAGGATGAAAGCGATCTTTAGCATGATAAATTGGATATTGATAGATACCGTTATCATACTTACTGTTAAAGGTCGGCTTGCTAACTTTAACTCCTGATAGGGCCATCTCGCGCGAATTGGTCAAGTAGTTTATCCCACTATTAATAGGCACAGGATTAGTCTTTATCCATTCGAGAAACCTAAGTTGCTTAAACTTATTCTCTTCCATTATCTTGGCAAGATTGGAGAGCTTCCACAAATCATAGAACATAATCATTGTTCCGCCTTTGCGTAAAACTCTGTAGAACTCTGAGACAAAAGGAGCAAGGTTTGTAGAGCGTTGGTCCCACTCACCAAATTCATAACTCATCTTGAATCTCTCGATAGTTTTCTCGCCATGGCTATCTATAAACCCAGTAGATCTAGAAATTTCATAGGGAGGATCTGTCAAGATGAGGTCTACAGACCCATCGGGTATATCCGATAGAAATTGTAGACCTTCTTGGTGTTTTAGGGTGATCGTCATAATGTAACCTGTCGCACCCAGGTGCCTGATATAACGTGCTTGTTAGACTCCACCTTCGTCTGCGGCATCCAGAAGATTTCATCAAAAGCGTCGAAGATCTTCTGATTCCACCAACGGGCGCGGACCGTAAATGTGTCTCTTTTGGTGTTTACCGTTGCAGTCGTTGAGTCGTTTATTGCCGCTACGATAATCATGTGATCAATCTTATGATTCACACGCAATTTTGATGCGTTCGTAGGCAATGCGCCACCAATTTCAGCACTAGAGTTCGCAAAATAAATGCCATAAGTCTCTCCGTTCTTCTCTACCACTGAACCTGATAGTTTTTTGCACAGATCACTCATTGTAATGCCATATGGATTATTACTACAGAAAAATTGGGCTAACTTAGACTTACTAAATGTAGTAAACGTCAGATTAATATTCGCGTTGCCGTTTTGAGTCAATGTGTTCCAGATACCCTTGAACTTTCGGCCACCCCAGTAGGGGGTATTTTGTTTCATAAACTTTTTTGCACGTTGATACTTTTCCTCATCGGCCAAACTCTCAAAAGAAGATGAATAATTGATATCTAAACCGCCTTCACTGATATAGCGAACCAACATATCTACCATCTCATCCTTCGTAGCTGGTGACTGAGGTTTCTTATTTCCGTTTTCCCTCATTTGAATCTTTGTTCTTTCGGCGCGACTTCCGGTAAATACCCAAGCCCAAATACCTGGATAGCCACGCTGCGGATGGTTCGCAATCGTAAAGCCTTTTTCAGATGCGGCGCTCACAGCCCACTCTCGGTGACAACCGAAAACAATTTCAAACTTTTGTGTCGCCTTTTTCCACTCTAAACAAATGGGCTCTTCTTGTCCCGCGGGGTCGGTGATTAATGAATTAAAAATTTGATTTACAATCGTAGGCTGAGTGCCTCCAGAGCGACCTGGGTTATCCTGAAAACCCTCAATAAGATCAAGCGGAATAAAGTAGCACATCCGACTCTTTGTTACAGGACAAATCATTGCTTGCTGACCGAAGTCTTGCAGGTTAATATTCCCATTTTGATTCGTGTTTAAATTATATACATTGTGTTTTTGTGGCATTTTGTTTATCCTAAATTATCTTTGTTCCATATTGTTTGATCTCTGACCAAGTAATGTTCGCGCTCAGCCTTGGATCTTTTTTACTCAAGACAGTTGAAAATTTGCCTTCCAGTTTAGGCAACAAGATGTTATAAACATCGGTGCCGCTCATCATCCAAGATTCAACCAGCTTACCCTCACTAAATCTATTATAATAGTGTTCGGGGTATTTTGCAAGCTTTTCTTCAAACAGATATCGCTTTTGCTCTTCCCAGGTTGTTTGCACTGAGATACCCGTGTAGGATCCCTTACAATTCTTGCCAATCGTTGACTTGTATTCAACTTCGTCACCGTTTTGATTAACAGCATCACCGCCTGAAAAAGTGTCTGCGACCCTGTGACCTAAGACAAATGCTGCATAGATTTCCTTGCTTCGGGCATAGCTGAAGGGGTCGCCCAAACCATTCTCTTCGCAAAGCTGAGCCAGGCGTTCATATAGTTTGCAATACTCTTGCTCGGGGGTCATCCCGTACTCCCTAGGGCTCCATCGCCTCTGTTGCTAATGGTCATTGGATAATCATAAAGATTACCCTCGGTGCGTTCAATCGCACGGAAATGCACAACCGGAATCAGAACAACTTGTGCGATCTTCATACCGGCAGCAATAAACTGCGGCTCTCTTCCGACGTTGTGGAGATTCACAAACACCTCTCCGTCATAGCCAGAGTCGATAACACAAGCTCCCACAAGCAGATGCTTCTTGGCAGCGTTTCCTGACCGGTTCTTTACTTCAAGCATATATCCGTGCGGGACACCAAACTTAAGACCAGTCGAAAAGATACCGGATGCGCCGGCCCTCAGCCACGTCCCTGCTTCACTCCCCTCTTCGGGAGAATAAAACAGGTCTAGCCCAGCATCCGATGGATTGGCGCGGTCGGGCGTGCGGGCGTTACCCCGCACTTTGGAATACTCAAGAATCATTAGACTCGCCCCCGGTGAGGAGATTATAGTTATCTACTACCTCATCAATGTTAATCTTTCCCTTAAACAGACGAAAGGCCTTGACTGCGGCTCGAATCTCGTCGGTTGTAAGCCAGCGGTTCTCTCGGAACTCCGTGCGGAGTTCGCGCTTCTGCTCCTTGTAAGGCTCCATCGCCTCTTCGATGGCGTTAAGTGAACGGATATATTCCTTCACGTACTTTTGTTTCTCTTCTAATGTATTGGCCACAGGCCC